CCGATAGAACCCTGCGTATTGAAGTTTCTTAACCTCGTTCTTGGTCTTACGCATACGGTGCGTAACACGGTCAGCCGTGTCCAAATTTGCCGCGCCATAGGGCACGATGATGTCTTCGGCTGGAATGTAAACCGCAGTCTGACGACCGAGTGACGGGTCGAAATACACCTTCTTAAAGGCGTTACCTGCCAAGGCGAGCGAAAGTAGCAGGCGCTCATGCTCCGGGCGGTACTCCTTCATCTTCTCAGTCAGTTGATAATTCATGTCATCAGCGACACGAGTTGCGGAGTCTTTTTTCTCCGGTGTCTCTTTACCAATGATCTTGGTCTTGACCGGCCCCATCGCCGGGAACGTCTCAATAATTGTCTCGGACTGGAACTTGACTGCGCTCTCCATCAGCAGCGGATGGAACACACCACACGCACCCGGCCACGGTTCAGTACGCTCTTCGTATCGGATACCAAGGATTTTCAAACCTTTGACGTAGGTATCCAACCAGTCCTTGCGTGAAGCAAGATCCTGCTCATAGTCTCCGATGAGTTCAGAAGCCAAGCTCTGCAACTCGTTCTCGCCCATATATTCCGCGAGGTTGGCGTCATGATCCTCTGCACGAGGCTCGTCTTTGACCATCTCAATGACCATGCCATCAATACCGATAGACATGCTCTCCGGGTCTTCAACCATGATCTCAATCGCAGGCTCTTCAGCCGCGAGAGCTTCCAATCCCAGAGGGGCCTGCATCAAACTTTTATCGACGGCCATCTAAATTCTCCTAGTAATAGCCTTCGCGCTTGTGGCTCTTAAACCACTTAGTTGGTTCCGGCTCGTCGGATGGGAGCCTAATGAACCCGCCTTGCCTGAATCGGAGGAGGGCTAGGGTGGTGGCGTCCACCAAGTCATCGTGGGTGCCGGATGGGAAATCATTGCATTCCTCCACGACTTCCCAAGCCCAACGTCGATCAGGCACCCAGACTATACCGGAAGAGAACAGATCGGATACTGCATTTACACGCGATATCTTGTCCTGCCCTTTACCCGGCGTGAACTCGGATATGGGCACGCCCATACGCCGCATCTCCTGATAAAGAGCCGCGCCGTTGGACTTCTTCTCAACAATAAATGTGTCTGGGTTCCACTCTTTGTACTGCTCAAGAACAAGCTCTTTTAGCTCCGGAAACTCAAGTCGCTCGCGGATACTGTTGAGCAGAATAATGTTGTAGTTCTTGACCTCTTCATTAAAGAAGACACCCCATGTGAGGAGGGCGTTGTAGTCCGACCGATTGGATTTCTCTTGCGCGGTGTCGAGCGACATAATGATGTGTTCACATGGCGGAGGACTTTCAGCCGACCATGTCTGCCACCACTCGCGCTTGATAAGCGCACCTTCTTCGGACGTGGGCTGTTGCATGTACTGGGCTTGCCAATACCGCACATCCATACTGGCCTTTTTAGCCAGCAACTCATCAATACCCCAGAACTCAGGCCAGAGGGGGTTATCATTCAAAATGGCGGGAAATTCCACCACTTCCCACTGATCCGCCTCTTCTTCGCGGGTCATGTGGTCAACAATCTTCCCGGTCAGATCCTGCTTACTCCATCGCGTCATCACCACGATGATCGCGCCACCCGGCATCAGTCGTTGTACAGGGCCCGACTGGAACCACTCCCACGCCGGTTCAAATACGTCTGCGCGGCCTTGCTTAGCCTCTTGCTCGGAATGAGGATCGTCAATAATAAAGAGATCAGCACCACGACCAGCCAGAGCACCGCCAACACCGATAGCAAAATACTCGCCATTAAAGTTAGTACCCCAACGGCTAGCACTTTTAGAGTCTGCTTGAAGTTCGACATTAGGAAAGATGTCACGGTAATTCTCCGCCCCCACTAAGTTACGCACACGTCTGCCGAAATTAACGGCGAGGTCGGCGGTGTGAGACGCCATAATGACCTTTTTATGCGGGTATTTCCCCAAAAACCACGCTGGCGCTAGGTAGCTGATCATCTCGCTCTTACCGTGACGGGGAGCGATGTTCACGATCACACGTTTCTTCTTACCTGCCGCAATCTCCTCGAAAATCCGAGCTAATTTGCGGTGGTGGGGACCTACTTTGTACCCCGGATAGACGTGATTAATGAAATCTAAGAACGAATCCTTACCTAATTTCTGCGTTATCTGGTTCTGATACTGTTTTAGTAGCTCCGCCACACGCCGTTTGTCCTTATCCGGCATATTTGGCAGCGCCAGCTTCAGCTTTTGCAGATTTTCAGCAGTTAATTGCATTGATTCTGCACGGGTATTTCGGTTTTATCTTCCAAAACCTTGTATTCAATGCCTTCTAGTACCGACAAAAGCTCTTTTTCGACCTCTTCGATGGGCTTAATAATGTGTGTGGTCTCTGTACGCTTCTTAAATGCGTCCACACCGTCTACTTCGCCAAGCTTTGTGAGGGCTTGCACACGAATTTTGGCATCGGCTGTCGTTTCAATCTCAGAAACAAGCCTATTAATCACGTAATTTTTGTATTCAGAAAGGTCATCTACGAGCGAACAGTTGCTTTGCTGCACCATACCGGCTAGCCATGCCATTGTTTCGTTCGGATACTTACTAAACTCAATGCGCTTCTTAGGATCTTCGATCATCTGACGAGCCAACTTCTCGGCTTCGTCCTTGTCCTGCTCAGTTGGGACAAGGGGTATACCTGTTAAATCTGAGATCAACTTTATGGTGCGGGCCCGCATCTGGATCTCTGCCTCGGCAGACAATTCAGGCAAGGCTTCAGCCGCGTTAGCGGGCAGCGGGATGTTCTCGTCGATCTCTGGAACAAGCGCCGTATCAGTCATGGGTGTGGATAGTACAAAATAAATATATAAAAAAACAGCATGGTACCAAACGAGATACCGGGGGGGTTCTGTATACGAGGGGGTGGGGTCTGCCTAGCCGAGTTTTGGAAATGTAGTGAGGATTTGTGAGAGTTCGAGTGTATTAGTTCGCTGACGGGAAGTTAAACGCAGCGCGGAGGGTGGCGGTACGGTGGGGTGACAACGCCAACGATTTGCACATTGTGTGGGCTTGAGTTTGATTTTGCTAAACCCTAGACGACGTAATGGGCTTGAGTTTACGCGCCCAAAAATCCGCTGCGTCTGCCTGCCGTCGACTGGACAAAGTATAACAGAAGTGGTATAATAGAATCGTCGGCGGGGTGTTCTCGCTGACTCCTGACAATGTCAGGAATACATCATCTAGTGGAGTTATACATATCATGGCTAAGTCAAACAAAGTTGCTGTCGCGGTCTCGAAGTCGGTCAACCCGTCAATGGCTGCCGATATTCTCGCCAAGGCTGAGGCGGTCGCGGTCAAGGCTATCGACGTTCAGATTTCTACGTCGGTCGACACCGAGTCGTTTCAGTCTGATTTCGCGGCGCTCTGCCTCGCGGCGGGTGTTCCGGTGATCAAGCGCGACGGGGTCGAGCGGTTCGATCGTGAGTCCGAAATCGGTAAGGCGTTGCACGCGGTGCTCAAGACCATGGCTACCGATTCGGCCAAGACTCGCGCGCACTATTCGGTCGAGGTGCACAAGGTGGGCGACGACGACAAGTATCTGCCGGTTCGCGTGTGGTCTCGCCTGGCTAAAAAGTGGACACCGGTCGAGTCTGCTTTGCCTGTGAATCACACTTTCACGGCGGCATTCGCGCTAGGCGTCGATCTCAAGACTCTCGCGTCGGTTGCTGAAAAGCCGAACGGTGTCAAGGCTTGGATGCGCGGCACGGCGGTTGGTGAGCGGCCGGATGGCAAGGGTCAGGGTATGCGCGACTGGATCAACAATGATGTTGATCAGGCGTTGTCTCGCGGTTGGAAAGCCGATGCGTCGGGTCGTGCGGGTGGTGCGAAACAGGATTTCGCCGATCTGCTCAACGGTCTGCACAAGGCGGGAACCAAGAAGCGCGCGCGATATGCCAAGGACAACGGCGACGATTCGGTGGTGTCTGAGGGTCAATGGACGGCACTTTGTTCCATCATGTTGGAGGCGGCGTTTGATCCTGCTCTGGCCGATGAAATCATCGCGGCGGCTGATCGGGCGGGTTCCTGACACTGTCAGGACTACGGGGGGCGGCGCGAGCCGCCCCTCATCTATAACTTCAACGGAGGTTGCCATGTGCGCTGAACCCGAACAGTTGGAATTCCCGTTCTAACCACAGCCCCGTCAGGCTCATGCTTGGCGGGGCTTTTTTGCGTCTGCGCTCCGCGAAGCCAGTTCCACGGATACCAGTTCTATATGAGACCAGTTCTTGCTAGGCCAAGCCTAAGCCCGAGCCCAAAGCCTTAGCCCTAGCCCATGTACAAGTTACAGGCCATGCGTCTACACCGCTCTTCTTGTGCGTGACCCAAAGTTTGACGACATCAGAATCGGTTTGCTTAGCCCACGCCAAGACTCGCCTGCTTCCTGACAGTGTCAGGATCAGAATCGGTTTGCTTAGATGACGCGATACCAGTTTTCTAGCCCTAGCCCATGCGCTAAGTTGCACTTTGAAAGTTGCAATAGCGTACAAAATTTTTCGCGTTTCCTTAAAAATCAATGACTTACATTTTTGGCTTGTACTCACACTTAAGTTGACGGGAACAAGCCAAGCCTTTGATCTTAAAGGGAAAAGTGTCGATTTGTACGCTTGTACGCTTGTTCGCACCTAGGGGACGGAGGAGCCAGTTTGTCTTCTTCGGCAAGCGCAAAATTTTTTAAAAAACTTGGAAAATTTTTTACCGGCCGTCCTCCCTCAAAAAACAGCGTACAAGCGTACAAACTCCTCTTTTTACCTCTTCTTCTTATAAATAAATAATAATAATAATAATAAAATCAATAACTTACAGAACCACTCCTCTGCCTCAAAACCCAAAATCTTGTACGTTATTACAACTTTCATTTTGCGTACAAAGCGTACAACATATTACCACTTTCCAATTATCCCTAACCTAATCAAGCACTTAGCGTGTACGCTGCCGAAAAACCGCGCATTTCCTGACATTGTCAGGACAACGTATAAACCACGCACCCCCAGTCCATCGTGCCCAGACAAAATAATTTGCTTATTACTTGACTTAAAAGACTACATTTGTTATAATATAGTCTATAGTGGAAATTTCGCCAAACGAGGCGGGTTCCACGAGTCCTGACGGTGTCAGGACAACAACGATCCTACAAGTCGTAAGCCGATAGTAGGTGAAGGCGCGGTGGCAGAGCCGTGACGCTGTCTGACAAACAGCGGTGCTCCGAGTATCAATCGGGGTCGTGGTGCAGTACGAGACTGCACATAGGATCGCCTAGGTGACAAGTCGTTGAGTAGTTTGCGGCCTGTAAATTCTGTCAGCCATATCAATCCCATGTTGACCGTATTTATTACGAGCGAGGTGGGGCGGTGACGGATGGGCGACTGCGAAGCCAAGCGGTAAGGACACGGATAGTCCTGTGCGGAGTGTAAAACCGTAGGTGAAGTGCAGAGTACGGTCAGAGCGGCGAAAGGCTAGACCCGCGATCCATAGCCGGTACGGACAGGCAATGTATGTCCGGCAGCGGTAGGAGTGTGAACCATAACTTGTCCTGACAACGTCAGGACTGTCGTGTAGCTCCGAGTATCTGCCTACAAAGTTGTGAGCCGCGATGAGCGAGTGAGCAGCCTAGCGGCCTTGGTAACCCCGAGGTCGCGTGGGTGTTTAGTTGTATCAACGATAGTCCTGACAGCGTCAGGAAGGAGGCTTGGATGAGTACCTATTTTTGCCGAGCGTGCGTGACCAAAGGTATGTACACCCCAGTTGATCCACGCAGGGTCATGGCGGGATTCGGTTCGTGCCTACCTTGCGGGCAGGAGTATGCCCGTCAGGTCAAACATACGGTCGTGCCGATGCACAAGAGCAACTACATCAAGGTGACTAACCTTGAGGACTTGAAAGGTATCAACAACAAGGGAGGGTTTTACCGATGAGGATGGAAGTGTATTTGGGCAAGCGGCTGATTTGTGTGGAGACAGATACCGAGTGGGCTGTGCCGTATTGGACGGGGCGCAAGCGTATGAACCCGCGAATCAAGTGGACGATTAAGGAGGTGTGACATGGCTAAAACAAGAGACGAAGAATGGTTTACCGACGATCAAGCCCAGTGGCACGCGGATCAACAGCGTGACGAGGAAGAGTTACGCCTGTTGCGTGAGCAGTCGATGCGTGCAGCGATCAAGCGTGAGTTAATGGACGAGGTGGTGGAGGAATTCACCAACAGCATCAAGCCCGAGATTGACGAGGCTGCGGTCAAGTTCGGTAAGAAGGTGTTCAAACTAGGCTTTGCCTATGGGTTCGTTACCGCACTTACGGGTGCGGTGTTGTTCTTTTTGTTTGCTTGAACTGTTGACTTAAATAGCAACTTATGTTATAATATGTATGTAGAGTGGGAATTCACTCCTGACATTGTCAGGACAACTTACTAACGGAGACTGTCATGGAATCTAATTTGTTAAAGCAACCCGAACACATCACATCGCTGGCAACGGGCGGTATCTTGCTCCGCGCCAAGGTCAAGGTCTGGACTGCGACGAAGCAGGATCGTGACATCAGCGATGAGGTCACGGCCAACAAGAAGGCCGCTCGCAACGCAGGGAGATACACCAAGCAACTCTTTGCCGACGTACCCGAATTGCGCGCACTCCTGAACGACAGGCAGACTTGGTACAACTTTGTACAACGTATTACCTATCCGTGGGACGGCGAGTGGGGCTATCTGCCCACGCCGCGCATCGCTCCAGTCATGGGCGAGATCCAAGATCGCAAGGCGCGATCTGAAGAGTTACTAGAGAAGTTTATTACCGTCATGCCAAGCGCGATCAGCAACGAGGCGTTCGTGCAGGGCGATATGTTCAACAAGGACGATTACCCGACTCCTGACGAGGTCAGGAGCAGATTCAAAGTCATCATCCAGACAATGAACATCCCAGAGGGCGACTACCGAGTGACTATCGCCAACGATCTGGCCGATGACTTGCGTAACAACTTCGAGCAGCAGACACGCGACATCATCAACGAGATTCACAGCAAGCAGCAGGATCAGTTGATCAAGGTATTGCAGTCGTTCTCACATTGCTGCGACAGCGAGACGGTCATGGAGGACGGTGAGATCAAGGTCAAGCG